AAACCCTGCGCGATTGCTTTTTTAAGCCAGTTATTGTTCGCCTCCATTTGACCACTCCATCAAACCGCCCAACCCGCTCCTCAATTTGGTGTTTGCCACCTCTCCTGCGGGAGAGGGTTGGGGAGAGGGCAAAACCGCCGTTCCCGCCGTCTTTTCAGGCGACCAAAACGTAATGTTTTCCAACAAATAACCGTGGCTGGTCAGCGGCGGCGTCAGCTTTCCTGCGTCCCGTGCCTCAAGGCATCGTGTTGCCGCCCAAATCCAAGCCTCACGCGGAGCCGGGTAAGTTTTACGGTTACGGACGATTTCGCCCTCCCGTATCATCGGCGCAATCTCGCCAATAAGCTTTGAAACCCGGTTAAAACTTAAATCCTTTTCGGCGGGGCGAAACAGCGTCAGATACCGCAATACCGCCTTAAAAAGGTCGTCTGAAATGCCGGTCAGGGCAATCAGGGCTTCACGGGCATCGTCATGGGCGATTAAGACATCCAAGCTCATCACCGCGCCGCAGGTGGGGCAGCGTACTTTCATCGCGCCGCCTCCAAATCCTTACGGCTCAAATACCGCAATGCCGTCTGAACCACATCCTCAATTTCATCCGATAGCCGAGATGACACATACATCATCACAAACTTACCCGACACCGTTGTCAGCTCAGTGACAAGATGTCCGCCTTTCTCGCGCCAAACCGATACTTTGATTTTGCTGTAATCCCTGTTCATTTTTCCGCTCCCGCAGGCTCCAAAACTACGCCTGTTATTTTGTCTGTCTCGCTCATCCCGCCGTAAACTGCCTCCCAGTTTTTATCGGCTTCCAGAGCATCTCTTTGATCTGCCGTTGCCGCGACCGGCTGGCAGGCGGCAAGCATGGCGGTCAGTATCCATAACCCCCTCATTTGTACTGCCCCCTGTCATAGACGTTGATCTGCATAGGCTGTTTTTGGCGGCAAGGCTCGGTCAGCATTGCCTGTATGGCTACGACGATGGACAGCAGCACAATTACAATGGCAATTTCGATTTCATATTTTTTCATCTCATACCCCCCGTACCACATCGCCATCAACAAGCTCAAAACCCAATTCCGCCGCCTGATTCATCGCAGCAGCCACAAGATTGTTGACGGCCAGCGGATAGAGCAGGCTGTTGGTTTCCAATCCCTTGCTCGTGCGGCTTTTGACTGTCAGCCGCTCGGCAACCGCATCAATCGCGCTTTGGTCTAAAATCTTTGCCATATCCGCATTGACACGGGCAAATTTGTGCTTGAGGTAGCCTTCGAGCTTACCGTCGGTCAGCGGCAAGAGCGTAACCACTTCGCAACGTTGCACCACCTCGCGCACAGCAGGATTGTTTTCGCTGAGCTTTTGCGCCAACTCCGTCTGACCGATTAAGACAATCCCGAGCAGTCGTTCAAAACCGTTCTTCAGCTCAAAAAAGCGTTTCAAATGTTTCAGGGTCGGCAGAGGCAGGCCATGAGCCTCTTCAATCAGCAGCAGGTGCTTGTTACCGGCTTTTGCGCTTTCAGTCAGAGCGCGGTGAATTTGGCGGAAACGAGCCTCCGGACTACGTTTAGGGCTTGTTCCAGGCGCAACCGCCTCTAAAATTGCCTCAGCGATATGTACCGCTTTGAGTGTCTTGCCCTTTTGGTCGTTGTCTTCCATTGCCAGCACATAAGGCTCAATCAACACAATCTGACGGCCTTCGCGGTTGATACGGTCTTGCAGGTCTTCGCGCAGTGTAGATTTACCCGCGCCGCTTTCACCGACCACCGCCACAAAACCGCCGTGGCAGGCCGTCTGAAACATCGCCTCGCGCACATAGCGCACATCCGGCGTCATATACACATCGTCTGCAGACTGGATTTCGTCGTTAAACGGGTCGCGGAATAAGCTAAAATGTTGTTTTGCCGCTTGGTTTAAAGTTGCTTTTCGTAGTAACATCTCATTGTCCTTGTCTTCGTAAGTTGCTTGGG